TATCTGTTCTTCAATTGCTTCACCATAATTTGTCCCAAGTTCTCAAGCTCTTCTGTAGAAATAAGGGCAAACATAAGATCAGCAGTAGCAGGGAGACCAAAGGATTCACTAGTATCAGTAAGCTCAACATCACTGCTACCATAACCAGAACGAGTGGTCTGCGTGGCAGAAACGATAGGGACGTTTGCTTCAACAGCCAACCCTCTAAGCTCCTCAGCAATAGCTTTGATATAGCTATATGAATTGACAGAAAAATTCGACTTATACCTTGAGGAAGCACATATATTAAGGTAATCAACGAAAATAATATCAGGTCTAAATGATTTCTTAAGTGCAAGCTCATTAAGAAGTGATTTAAAGTGTCCACTATGTGCTGATGCTGTAGGGTACTCCTTAATAATTAGCGTACCTTGAGTCTTCTTGGCAAGAGTATTAACTTTATTCTCAAACATTTTCTTAGGGATATCACCAATATCCCTAATGTTTACATTCAAGAGGTTCGCGTCAATTCTTTCAGCAATCCTGTCCTCTGCCATTTCAAGTGTAATGTAGAGAACGTTGCGCCCTTGCAAGAGGATGGAGCTAGCCATGTGGCACATGAATAGACTTTTGCCGACACCTGTACCAGCAAGAGCGACGTTGAGAGTCTTATTAGGGAGACCACCTTTCGTGATCTTGTTAAAGTATTCGAGATCAAATGGGATCTTGTCCTCTTTCTTGTGGTATAATTCATATCTTTGTTCGTAGTCATTTAGATAGTCATGTCCAATGTGATTGTCAAAACTTACTCCTAGTGCTTGTTGGAGAATTGTTGGGATTGCATCTCTAGATTTCTTATCATCTTGACCATCTGCAATCTTAATAGACTCCATCAAAGCAAGATAGATGGCACGATCTCTACACCACTTCTCAGTGGTATCAACCAACCAATTATTTTCAACTGGAGAATTATCTAGAGAAGAAACATAATCACAAATTGTTTTATAGGTTTCTTCTGTGATATCAGTTCTGTTTTCAGTTTCAATCAACAGAACTTCTTTTGTTGCAAGGTCATCATAAGACATGATGAACTTACAGATCTCTTGAAAAACTACCTTCTCATGAAGATTGTCAAAGTATTCTTCCTTTAGGAAAGGTAGAACTTTCCTGCAGTAATCATTATTAAAAAGTAAATTTCTAAGAATTGTAGTTTCTACTTTCTCCATCAATAAAAGTCCTAAGGATTGCGTTTGTGATGGGGGACATCAAAAACAAAAGTGATTCTTGGAACGTCCCCTATATTTACTGCACTGTGTGGCAGTTTATTATTAAACCAGAACAGTGTCCCTGGTTCTACAATGATGGTCTCATCACCAACAGTATACTGGTATTTTCCTTGGATGGAAAGATGGTATCTGTCTTTGGTTAGGTAATAAGTTCCCTCATCAATATGAAAACCAACTTCTGCCCCAACAGGAAGTTTAAGGAAAGCACATCTACGATACTTTTTAAAATGCTTGTTTAAGATCTTAAAAACTTCTGTATGTCTTTTGTATGCTGGTGCTTCAATACAGATCTCAGTGTTGAATGCCATTTCTCCAGGGTTCTTAACACCACCCATAATCAATTGGAGAACATCAACAGTAGTCTTGTACTTTGATGGATCTACCTGTTCAGTTTTACCAGCAGACTTTTGAGAACCCCAATCATCTGGATTGTCTTCAATCTGCTGTAAAACTTTAGATACATCAATTCCTGTCTTGATAATCCTAATATTATCCATATGAGAATTCTTTCTGTGCAGTCTCATCAAGTGCCTGCATCACTTCAGGAGTGAAATACTTTTCTGGTTCTGCAAGTATTTGTTTGGCATAGAGTTTTTTGCCTTGGATCTCATATCTGCCTGCAACATTTTTCCAGAGACCGCCCAGTTCACCGAGTTCAAGAAGACCATAATATCTATCAAGACCACGCTCATCATAATACAGACGAACTTCCACATCTTTGTTCTCCTTGCTTAAACGCGACTTAGCAGTCTTTGCCTTGATAATGTTTCCAACAATTTCTGTTCCATCTTTCTCTTTCTTCTTAGATAGGTAAATGATGGTGCTAGCAGCGTACTTAAGACCACTGCCACCACCCATCTCTTTAGTAGGAACGTAAGCACCAATGACATCATAAGTGTGGTTAGTAACAATCATAGGAATGTTTGCTTGTCCCAACTTAAGAGTAATCATACGAAATGCACCTTTGACCAATTGAGATTTGGTCATGTCACGAACTTGTTTGTCGTTCAGAGCATCAGTGATTTCTTTCTCAGTGGAAAGCATTCCTAAGGAGTCTAGGACAAACATGCATGGTTTGCGCTCATCTAAAGGTTTTTTTAAGTATAGGTCAACTGCCTTGAGTGCCTTGCCACGAAAATCTTCAATGGTTACAACATTGACAACAACCAATCTAGTTGTATCAATTCCCCTTGACTCTAGTAGAGATTTGGTAATAGCAGCCTCAGTGTCAAAATAGAGGCAGTAACCATCAGGGTTGGTATCAAGAAAATTCTTAACCACAGCGAGAGAGAAGAAAGTCTTTCCAGTAGAAGACTCTCCAGCAATAGCAGTAATCTTATTCCCAGATACACCACCAAATACACTACCTGAAACCAGTGCATTAAAAATGTACGAACCTGTGTCAACATAAGTTTCAGTTTCATCAATCTCAGCAGCAAGTTGTGTATACTCACCACCAATTTCTTTTACAATATCTTTAAGAAAATCCATAGTTATACAAAGAAGGACTGTAGAGTGTTTGTTTTTTCAGTTCTCCAATTGATACATTGCAGAATAGACTTCAATGGCTCAAGGAAACTTTTATCAAACTGAAGTTCATAATCAACATACTTACCAATATTCAATTCTTTTGGGAACTGTTGAATGAAGGAGATTACATTTTCATGCAGTGGATTAGGTTTCTTCAAATAGCAGAACTTAATCTTTTCTCCATTGTTAATAACTGGATATTTATTGTCCAGTCTATTTTTCTTAGTATGGTAATTATACAGTAGAACACCTCTAATGTGAATGGGAGTTCCCTTCTCATAGATTGAGTTTACTGATTTATATTTGCTGATATTATTAGCAGTCCTTGGGAATGAAATTTCCTCTGGAGGTAAGTTATAGAACTTCTTCTTACTGCTAGCAATGAAGTCAATCATATCATCTTCAGTTTTTGTCATGATGATTTTGAATGCTTCTTTAATCATAGACCTGCAAGGTGCAGGTGTTGAAGACTTGACTGCTTCCATGCCCATGATTTTAAGTTTAGGTTCAGAATACCTAACACCCTCAGAGTCCCATACATTAAGGATATATCTTTTCTTTGCAGTCCAGATACCCCTCTCTGCAATGTTCTCCCTCTTCATCTGCATCTTCTGATCATACGCATGTACATACGTCGCCAGTTCCTGGTAACTCTTATCAATGAATGGTTCAATCTGGCTCTTGCAAGCTTTATCGAGAAAGTCAACGATTTTCCCTTTATCAGATACTCCGTCAGGAAAAATGTGGTCAACCAGAGAACCAAGACGTAGGTAGATAGAGTCAGTATCAGAGGCAATAACATAATCAACCCCTTGAGTTTTTAGCAAATTATTTAGATACTGATTCATCTTATTTTCAATCCATCTGATTGAAAGTTGACCAGACAGTGTTACTGCCTCAGCATTTTCAATAAGGAAGTATCTAAAGTATTCATTGCCAACAGCACCATAAGCAGAGTTCAAAGAAATCTTCTTTGCCATCTGGATGTTGTTACACCTTGCAATCTCCTTTGTCAGTTCAACAGTAGGAGTTTTCTCATACTGCTTCTTTGCCTCAAGCATCTTCTTTTTATAGATGACACGATCTGTGTACATCTTTTCCATCAGTTCAGGAAGGAATCCTCTGATATCCTTTCTGTATTGTGCACCATTAGCACAGACAGTGTATGGATAGTTATCTGGAATTTCTACATTTCCCTTCAGAAGTTTATCTACTGTGATGTTGGGGAATCTATCCTCAACAAGAGTTTCTGGAGAAATGTTGTACTGCATAATCAAGTGGGGATATAGAGAGTTCAAGTCAAAACTCACAACCCAATCATGCTTTCCAGTAATAGGATCCTTAACATAGGCACCTTCATACCTTTGGTCTTTCCTTGTCTCCCTCTTAAATGGGATGACAATGTTCTTAGATCTTAGGTAATTATAGATGATAGAATCCCACATCCTAACCTGAAAGAACACATCATTGTAGTTACCTTTACCATCATATGCCATGGTAATTGCAAGTTCAATGAGGCGCATTTTATCCTCAAGTCTGTCTACCAGTTCTACGTCAACAATGTTGTATTCAACAAACTTTTGCCAATCTTTAGTGTAGAACTCTTTAAAGGTTTCATACTCAGAGTGATCCAACTTCTGCTGACCAAGTTCAACATTAGCAATGTGATCCAGTCTGTATGATTCCTGGTTTGTATAAGTAAACTTCTTATACAATTCCATGTAGTCCAGAATTGTAATGCCAGCAATATCCATCCTGGTATATTCTCTACCAGCAATAGTTGCTTGGTTCTCTGTGACAATACCC